GAAAGGTCGGCCGCACGACCTGAAGGGCTTTGACGAGATCCCGGACTTCCCGGAGTACATCTACCGATTCCTCATCGGCTGGCTGCGCACGTCGATCGTCGGGCAGCGGACGCGCGTCGTCTGCACCGGAAACCCGCCGACGACCGAAGAGGGCGGCTGGGTCATCCGCTACTGGGGCCCGTGGCTCGACAAGGCGCACCCGAATCCAGCGAAGGACGGCGAGCTCCGCTGGTTCGCGACGATCGATGGCAAGGACGTCGAGCTCCCGAACAGCGACCCGGTCACCGACAGTAAAGGCGAGGTCATCAACCCGCGGAGCCGCACGTTCATCCGCGCGCGCGTCGAGGACAACCCGTACTACATGCAGACGGGCTACATCGACGTCCTCAACAACCTGCCGGAGCCGCTCCGGAGCCAGCTGCGCTTCGGCGACTTCGAAGCGACGCAGGACGATGACCCGTGGCAGGGCATCCCGACGGCCTGGGTGCGCGCGGCCATCGCGCGCGGGCGCGAGACGTCAAAGCCGGACGTCCCGCTGACGGCGGTTGGGAACGATCCGAGCCGTGGAGGGAAGGACAAGTTCTGCATCGCGAAGCGGTACGGCTACTGGGTCGCGCCCGTGATCAAGCACGAAGGTAAAGAAGCGCCGGACGGGCAGCGCGGCGTCGCACTGCTGCAGCTCGCGCTCGGCAGCGAGCGACCCGCGATGATGATCAACGTCGACATCGGCGGCAGCGCGGGCTCGTCCGTGTTCGACCAGGCGCGCGATCTCGACCTGCCCGTCGCGGCGCTGAACGGCGCGGAGAAATCAGCCGCGCGCGACGTCTCCGGTCGACTCGGGTTCTTCAACAAGCGCGCGGAGTGGCACTGGCGGATGCGCGAGGCCCTCGACCCCTCGAGCGGGATGGACGTCTGCCTGCCGGATGATCCTGAGCTCGCCGCCGACCTCTGCGCCTGGCACTGGCGGATCACGCCGCGCGGCATTCGCATCGAGGAGAAGGCCGACATCAAGGAGCGCCTCGGCCGATCGCCAGACGTGGGCGAGAGCGTCATCTACGCGATCGCCGAGGACAGCGGCGGTGGCTTCGGGTTCCTCGCGCTGGCGACGTCGACGGTGCAGGCCACGAAGCCGGCGAGCCAGGAGGCTGTCACGCGGCGCCACGAGGACTGCATCCGCGAGGGCGGGAAGATGGCGGTCGGCGTCGACGGCCGCTGCAAACGGTGCGGCGAACAGGTGCAGGCGCCGCAGGCGGGCGCGGCGAAAGAGAAGACCGGCAACCCATGGATCGACGAGGAGTGACGATGCGCAATGACGCTCGCGAGAACGCGCCGGAGTTTCTCAGCGTGCAGTTCGTGGCGCTGAAACTTGCGGTCCACGAGGACACCATCCTCCGGATGATCCGCGCCGGCAAGATCGAGGCCGTTCTGGTCGGCCGCGTGTATCGGATACCGCGGTCAGAGCTGCCCAGGCTCCGCGAAAAGCTCCGCGTGCACTGACGCCGCTCTACGCCGCAGAAGGCAGCAGAGCGCCGCAACATTTCCGTTTCCGCTCACCTCGGCCGCACTCTTGCCACATTCGCATCTTTGGACACGACTTCACGGTCGCGAAAGCGGACACGTCCATCCACACCCTGTTTGGAGGCGATCGCTATGAAGTTCTGAAAGCTGCGGGCCTTCCCCCTGGCGCGTCCGTCAACGAGGCGGCCAGCGCTGACCTCCGGTCGTACGCCGCCGCGCAATCGCTCGGGTCGACGGCGCCCGCCTACGGCGTGCGGCCGTCCCCGGGCGCCCTCCCCGATGCGACACGTGAAAGCGACGCCGATCCGTTCCGCTTCGACCTGCCGTGGGGCGGCAACATCAGCTACACCCCGCGGACCGGCTACGGGACGCCGTTCTCGATTCTCCGGCAGCTCGCCGCGGCGTCGCCCGTCCTCGCGCTCTGCATCCAGTGCCGCAAGGACCAGATGGCGTCCCTCGACTGGGACTTTGCGCCGAAGGACAAGAAGGCCACCGGCGACGTCGACGCCAAGCTCCAGCGCGCGCGGGACTTCTTCGCGAAGCCAGACGGTCGACGACCGCACAAGAACTGGATTCAGCTCCTCGTCGACGAGGCCCTGACGCTCGACGCTGTCGCGATCTATCGCCACCCGACGAAGAAGGGCGCGGCCAAGCTCGCGGCGTCGCGCGCGTCGAAGAAGCCGTACGTCCTGGCGCCAGACGAGATCTGCGCCTACGAGATCATTGACGGCGCGACGATCAAAGTCCTGCTCGACGCGAGTGGTGACGTCCCGCTGCCGCCCGACATCGGCTACCGCCAGATCATCAAGGGTTCGCCCGTCGTCGGCGGCGACCTCACAGCCAACGAGCTGATGTACCGGCCGAAGACGGAGCGCACCTGGACGCCCTACGGCCTGTCGCCGATCGAGTCCGCGCTCCTGATCGCCACCGCGGATTTGAACCGTGCGATGTTCAACCTCGCGTACTACACCGAGGGGAACATTCCCGAAGCCCTCGCCGGCGTGCCGGACACCTGGTCGCCGAAGCAGATCAAGCAGTGGCAGGAGTACTGGGACCTCGTCCTCAAGGGCGATCCGAAGAATCGATCGCGCATGCGTTTCGTCGTGCAGGCCATGGCGAAGTCGGTGCACGAGTTCAAGAAGCCGGACTTCACGACGGCGTACGACCTGTGGCTGCTGAAGCTGCAGTGCGCGTGCTTTGGCGTGACGCCCTCGGAGATCGGCTTCACCGACGACGTCAACAAGGCGACATCGAAGACGCAGGGCGATGTCAACCAGCGCCGCGGCGTGAAGCCGATGGCGAACTACGTCAAGGCCATCCACGACGAGATCCTGATCGACCTCGGGCTCGCCGACATCGAAGTGACCTGGCAGGGCGGTGAGGGCGAGGACGCGCTGAGTCAGGCCCGGATCATCGACCTGAACCTGCGCAACGGACGGGTCAGTCTCGACGAGATTCGCGCGCAGGACGGCAATCCCACGATCGGCGCCGGGCCCGCCGTCTACACCGCGACGGGTCCAGTGTTCTTCGAAGACGCGATCGCGGCCTCGGAAGCCGCTGGCGTGGTAGACACGGGCGGCGCCGACCAACCAGATGAACCGCTCCCGCCGGCGAGCGCCGCCGCTGAACCCGCGCCGGCCGACGCCAAGCAGGCGGCCGTCCTCGCCGAGCTCAAGAAATATCAGACCGTCGCCACAAAGGCCGTACGCCGCGGGCGACCGGTCCCCGAATTCTCGACCGCAATCCTGGAGCCTTCTCTCCACCAGCACGTGATTCGTGCGGTCGCCACCGCGTCCAGCGTGGCCGACGTTCAGAAGGTCTTTGCTGAGGCGCGGTCGAGAGTCCTCAAGGCGCAGCGGTTGTCCGCGGCGCAGAAGAAGGCCCAGAAGCGCCTGAACACGAAGCTCGGGTCGCTCTTCGCCGGCATGCGGAAAGAGTTCGCGGCGCACGTGGCCGCCGGCGTCGAGGCGCGGTGATGTGCCCGTCTCTGCCAAAGACCTCACGCGCCTGGTCGACTCCTTCGACTGGGACGCGTGGAACGCGAAGATCGCCGCGGCGATCGACGAGAGCTACCGCGACGTCGCGAGCGACCAAGCTGAACGCGAGGCCGAATCGCACGGTCTCGACTGGGATCCACAGGATCCGTTTGTCGACCGCTGGTTCACCAGCTACGTCGGCGAGCGCATTACGCAGATCGACGAGACGACGCGCGACACGCTGCGGGACGAGCTGCAGTCGGCGTTCGAGGATGGCAAGGGCGAAAGCGTCACGGAGCTGGCCGGCCGCCTACGCGATGTCGTAGGGGACTCCGCGGAGATGTCTCCGTCGCGCGCCCTGACGATTGCGCGGACGGAGACGGCGATCGCCTACAACCACGGCGCGCTGCTGGCCTACGGGCAGAACGGAATCGAGAACGTCGAAGTCAGCGACGGCGACGGCGACGAAGAGTGTGCGGACGCCGACGGGCAGACCTGGACGCTCGAGGAAGCGATGAGCGACCCAGTCGCCCATCCGAATTGCGTTCGAAGTTTTTCACCGGTGGTCGACGAGACACCGGGCGAGGAGTGACCGAATGGGTCGTGAATCTCGAGCCAGCCAGGCGGCCGCGAACCAGATCGGGCCGATCTTCATCGGCGTGCCATTCACCAAGGTCGACGTCGAGAAGCGCACCGTCACCGGCATCGTCACGGACGAACTGCTCGACCGTCAAGGCGATGTCGTCGACTACGAGACCGCGAAAGCCTTCTTCACGGACGACAAGCTGTGGCCCGGCAATATCCGCGAGCAGCACGACCCGAAGAAGCCGGTTGGCTCGAAGGTGGGCGCCGTTCCGAACGACACCGATAAATGCGTGGAGCTGACGGCGTACGTCAGCGAGGCGTGTCCGGATACCTGGACGAAGTGCCAGGACGGCACGCTGAAGGGGTTCTCGATCGGCGGATCCGGTCGACGCGTCGTCGAGAAGCAGGGCGACAAGACGATCAACCGGTTGTTCCTGCAGTCGCTCGCCGAAGTCAGCCTGGTCGATAACCCGGCCAACCCGCGCGCCATGTTCACCGTGGCCAAAAGCGTGGACGGCGCCGTGCAGCTCGTCGAGCCGACCGAGGGCACCGTGGTCGAGGATGCGACCGAGAAGGCGTCGGCCGTCCTCGATGACGCCATCGCGAAGGCGAAGGACGACAAGAAGGACGACAAGAACAAGACCGCGTCCGGCGAAGAGGGCAAGTGGTACGCCGGCACGGACGGCAAGTCGTTCCCGATCTCGACCGCGAAGGACGTCGCCAACGCCGCGCGCGGGCTCGGGCGCACGAGTCAGGACAAGGCGAAGGTCAAGGCCAACATCATCCGCATTGCCTACGCTCACGGGCTCGAGTCCGGGCTGCCGGATGCGTGGAAGAAGAAGAGCGACCAGAAGGACAGCGCGAAGGCCTTCGGCTACGTCGAGCTCGAGCTCGCCGACAACTCGGCCGACGGCCCCATCGTGAAGGTCTTCCGCAACGACACGCGCGTGGTCGAGAAGGGCGGCCCGGAGCCGTACGACATCGACGCCGCGCTTTCCGCGATCAGTTTCGTCAACCGCCTAATGTCGTCCGAGTACTGGGAAGCGCGCTACGCGGCCGCGGGCGCGAGCGACGGGCAGAAGGCTCAGATCGCGATGCTGAAGGCAGCGTGCGACGCGCTGCTCGCGTTCCTCCAGGCCGAATACGAGGAGCAGTTCGAGCCGGACGCTGGCCCGAGCATCACTCCGCCGCTCGACCTGAGCGACGTCCTCGACGACGACGACGTCGTCGAGATGTTCGCCAAGTCCATCGCCGTGATCAAAGCCGGCGCGCGCCACAGCAAGGCCGACGTCGAGATGGTGCAGAAGGTGCACGACCTGTCGAACCAGCTCGGCGCCGACTGCTACACCGACGCCGAGAAGGCCGTCGCGGCGCTCATCGCGAAGGGCTACGACGTCAAGAAAGTCGAGACACCAGTCGTCGAGACGCCGGCGGCCGCCACGACCATCACGGTCGATCTCTCGGCGCCGTCGGCCGACGTGCAGAAGATTGCCGCGGATCTGGAAGCGACGAAAGTGGCGCTCACCGAGTCTCAGGCGACCGTGGCCAAGCAGGCCGAGACGGCCGCAGCATTCGAGGCGCGCTTGAAGACGCTCGAAGATTCGCCGGCAGCGGGCGGTCCGGTGCGCAACGCCGGCGCCGTCGTCGACAAGGCCCTCGGTGGGCCGAGCGAAACCGATCAGGCGTCGCCGGAATCGGTCGTCAAGGCACTGCAGGAGATCGCCGCGAACGGCGACGACACGACACGCGGCGTCATGGCGATAGAAATCTTCAAGCTCCAGTCGAAGACGGGAGCGAATCGGATCGCGTTCAGCTCGCGGTAACACGCGCAGCCAACGCTGAGGAGAGTTATGGATCAGGCCGTCATCGCGCAGACGCTGTCGAAGCTCAACGAGATTCTGAAAGGCGCGCCGAACCTCGACGTCGCCAAGGCCCTCATGGGCACCGACGTCCGCAAGGACTACCCGTCCGGCCTCGTCGGCTATGACCTCGAGCCGGCCGCCCGGGTGCTGCAGCCGGTTATCACGCCGCTCCGCAACAAGATCCCCCGCGTGAAGGGGAAGGGCGGCACGGCGGCGAACTGGCGGCAGATCACGTCGCTGTCGACCAACATCGCGACCTCGTTCGCCGCTTTCGGCACGGCCGGCCCGACGCTGACCTACACCGAAACGGACCGCTCGGCGACGTACAAGGCGATGGGCGTCGGAGACAACATCTCCATCGAGCAGGTGCAGCAGGTGCTCGGAGTGGAAGACGGCCGGGCGAACCTCGCCATCCGCCTCCTCCAGAACACGATGATTCTGGAAGAGCAGAACCTGATCACCGGCCGCAACGCCACGCTGGGCACCGTCACGGCGCCGACCTGCGCCACGGTCGCCGGCGGTGGCACGATCTCGGCGAACACCTACTACGTCGTCGTGCGTGCGTGCACGGGCCAGGGCGTGCGGTCCACAGCCGCCGCGAACATCACCGCCGCGGGCGCGATCGCCTCGCGCGGGAAGAAATCGGCGGCCTCAACCGGCGTCGTGGTCGCCAGCAACGGGACGATCAACGCCTCCACGCCGTACGTGGACGGTGCCAACACCTACGAGTGGTACGTCGGCACGACCAACAACAACACGTCGGAGACGCTCGAGGCGATCACATCCATCAACTCGGTGAACCTGACGGCGCTTGCTGGCACCGGCGGCACGGTCCCTGCCGACACCGGCGCGACCGCCTCGGCCGACAGCCAGGCGTTCGACGGCTTCCTCTCGCAGGGATCGGGCACCGGCACCTTCGGCAACTTCGGCTACTCGAAGGTCTTGGCGACCGGCACCAACGGTACTGGCACCACCTTCTCGCTGAACGACGTGGACACGATGCTCTGGAATCTCTGGAACAGCTACGGCGCGATTCCGGACTTCCTGGTGATGAATCCCGTGCATGCCGTCGACCTGACGGCGAAGTGCCGGGCGGCTGGGCTCATCCGGCTCGTGGTCGACGACTCGAAGGCGGGCAACCTGATCGGCGGATCGCGCGTGACCGGCTACATCCACCCGGTCGTCGACAAGGAAATCGGTGTCATCGCGCATCCGTGGTGGCCGCAGGGCAGCATCTTCGCGCTGTCGCTGGGCCTGCCCCCGGGCGTGCCGCTCGCCGAGACGATGAACGCCTACGAGGTCAAGACGCAGATCGACTACTACCAGCTCGAATACGCCGTGACGGCGCCGAAGTACTCGATCGAGGTGCGCTGCCTCGAGGCGCTGGCGGGCTACTTCCTGCTCGGGAGCGGGATCATCTGCAACATCGCGGTCGGGTAACGCATCGCAACGCCAGGGGCGGTCGGGTGATCGCCCCTGGGTTTCCTCAGACTTCGGCTGTCAGGAGAACAGAGCGATGAAGGACTTCTTCAAAACGTTGATCGTGAGCGCGGTCACCGCGATCGCGATCGTGACGATCGGTTTCGCGCCGATCCCGGGCATCCACGCGCAGTCGACGCGCGTCGGCGGCCGCGACGTGCCGGTCGTGCCGTTCGAGCAGTGGTTCAAGCGGCTCGGGCTGTTGAACACGAACGCCGGCTGCGATGTGGCGCTCGAATACGACAGCCTGAACACGGCCCACTTCACCACGTGTACGGACGCGGCGACGCTCGCCGATGTCCGGATGCGCGGCCTGCAGCTCGGTGGCGTGCCGACCACGCAGGGCGGCGCGGGCACGGACACAATCCTCGTCAAGACCGTGACGGCGATCGCGAACAACACGGCGACTGACGTCTTGACAGTGACCGTCCCGAACGCCTCCGAGTCCGCCACGATCGGGCTGACGATTCACGGCGCCCTGGGTGCCGGTGGCGCGGTGGGCGCGAATGAATGCGCCGCGACCGGATACGGCCAGATCGTGATCGCGCGCACCGCCGGTGTGGCCTCGGTCGAAACGGCGGCCACGATTGCGGACACCGCCTCCTCGTGCGTCGCTGGGGCGACGACGATGACGCTCGCGTACGCCGTGACGGCGAACACGGGTGCGAACAG